ACCTGATGATCCTAGTGGAGCCGTAATTCCAATATATCCCGTGACACCAATCGGACCAGTTACATGAATTGCGCCCGAATTGCTTATTATCGCAGCCGTGGAACCCCCACCGGTAGCAAAATACATTTGTACAGGAATAGGCTTGAGTTCTGTCGTTCTGTTTGTTACAGTATCACTACCCCAAGCCACTTTGCTAATGGGTACATGGACATCTGAACTAACACCAGTTGTATTGAAGTCTGATGCAACATCATAACTGAGTCCTGCACCAACTGTAAGGTTATCGCCTGTTATCATTTATGGAGTCTCCGGGGTAATACTTTCTATTATATATATCTATTCAAGGAGTGATAATGCTAACACATAAAATTGAGACAAATGATCTAACAGCCCTATCTAGTGAGGTTGAAAAAATTGCCTTAACTAACGGAGGTATGTATATTGACGCGGTTATTGCCGCTTGTGAGAATCATGATATTGACCTAGTGATTGCTTCTAAATTTCTTTCCAAACCCATTATTGAAAAGATAAAAATCGAAGGTCAAGAAGTAAACCTGCTACCAAAAGAAATTGACGCAAAACTACCGATTTAGTTCTTGCGTTTTTTAAATATAACAGTATAATAATCATCAAGACATGGGGAGTTCCCATGATGTTTTAGTGGTAGGGAGTTCCTACCGGAAAGGAGATGCATATGGCATCATTTTCAGATTTCAAAAAGAAGTCACGAACAAGTATCGAAGATCTTTCGAAGAAGATCGAAGATATGGGTAAGAAGGAATCCTATAAGGATGACCGTTACTGGCGACCAGAATTGGATAAGGCGAGTAACGGTTTTGCTGTTATTAGATTTCTTCCAGCAACCGGTGAAGAAGAGATTCCGTGGGTAAAGATGTATAGTCACGGCTTCAAGGGACCGGGTGGTTGGTACATTGAGAGTTCTCGCACAACCTTGGGTGAGAAGGATCCTGTATCTGAAATGAACAGTAAACTCTGGAATAGTGGTATTGAGTCAGACAAGGACATCGCTCGCGCTCGTAAGCGTCGTCTGAATTACATTTCCAATATTCTTGTTGTTTCTGATCCAGCAAATCCCCAGAACGAGGGTAAGGTTTTTCTTTACAAGTTTGGTAAGAAGATCTTTGAGAAGATTCAGGAGGCAATGCAACCTGAGTTTGAAGACGAAACTCCAGTGAACCCATTTGACTTTTGGGAAGGTGCAAACTTTAAACTGAAGGTTCGTAAGGTTTCCGGTTTTGTCAATTATGACAAGAGCGAGTTTGATTCGCCATCAGCCCTCATGGATGGTGACGATGAGCAACTGGAAAAGATTTGGAATCAGCAGTATTCTCTTACTGAGATTGTTGATCCAAAGAACTTCAAGTCCTATGAGGAATTGAAGGAAAAGATGAATCGTGTTATTGGTGAGGACATTCGTGCCACGGACACGGTTCAGAAGACTGCTGAAGTTACTGAATTCTCAAGCGAAACCGAAGAGGTTGAAGCAGATGAGAAGATGGACAACCTCTCGTATTTCGAAAAGTTGGCTAATGAATAGAATATGATTTTCAGCGAGAGTATAGAAAAGGTGGAGTTCGCTCCACCTTTTTTATTATATTTTTAAACCATCTCTTCGATTTGCCCTGTCTAGACTTCTATCAGTATGTCTAGTTCCTCTTGGTATTTGTGTATGTGTTTTAGCGTTGTTGACCACAGTGGTATTGGGAGCATTATTTACAACAGCAGTACCAGAACCACGCTCTGATTTTCTTGCAGCCATTTCTGCCGCCATTGATTCGTGCATCATGGTTGTACCTATATTCTGAGCGGCAGCAGTTTTCTCAAACATATCCCTTTCACCACCAAAAGGTGTTAACTTTTGTGCCCAGTCAAATCCACCATACTGTCTTTCGGCCCCTCTTTCACTTGCTTGATTTATTGATCCAACAGCAGCAGCAGGATCAGCCAAGAATGCCTTTATTGAACCACCATATGATTTCAAAAGACCCTTGGTTATATCTCCCAATCCCTTTAATTTTCCTATGACCTCGTTTTGTGTTTCTTCAGCGTCCTTATTGGCTTCCTCTGCGGTTTCCAGATTTGTATCTGCTGTTTCTTTGTTTAATTCTGCTGCTTCTTTTTGTTTTTCTGCATTTTCTTTTTCTGTTTCTGCGGTGTCTAGTTTTAGGGCTGCCAACTCGGCATCAAGTGCTGCAAATGCTGCGTCATCATTAGCAGCCTCAGCCTCTTTTCTTGCATCTTCTAATTCTTTCTGCTTTCGTTTATTCTCCTTATCCCTCTTCATCTGTTCCCATTCTTCGTCGCTGGACCAGAACCAATCCCATAAATCACTAACCCAGTCAGCAATACCGCCAAAGAAATCGACTATGGCTTCACCAACACCAGGAAAGATAGCACCTATCATCTTTCCCATTAATTTAAATGGTAGAACAAGTAATTGCGGTATCAATTTCCACAGCATACCCAAAAGACCTAAAATGGCGCTCAAAAGTCCCTTGGCGAAGTCCCAAATCATCCCACCAATTTTACTATCTTCCGATCCACCAAATAACATACTGATAAAATCTAGTAAACCATCAAATAAATTACCAATCATATCTGGTAGAGCCATTACAAATTCTAATATCCATTCACCTAAAGTTGTTATTCCTTCCAAAATTCCTGTAGTTAAACTTTCCAAAGCACCGATTAAAAATCCCATTATAACTTCTGATATACTGCCGCCCTCTTGGAAAACCTCAAAGGCTTTCATAACACCATCGAAGACTGCTATTATTGGCGTAAGAACAACAGACGCTCTTGCGAATAATTTAACGACACTCATAACAGGTTTTAAGAGAGACAAAAATGGTTTTATTAAACCCCCTATCGTTTTAAATATTCCCGAAGCAAGACCTCCAGTTGCAGCAGCCCCACCACGAACAGCAGCCCCGGCACCCCTAACGGTTGCAGCAGCCGCGCCAGTGCCTTTGACACCCATCATCGCTTTTCCGGCCTTGCCTACACCTTTAGTCCCAGCAAGACTAACTTTTTCTATACCTTTTAGAAGTTTTTCACCACCAAATTTAGAAAGAAGTGTGCCAGCGAATATTGTTTCCGTTAAATTAACTTTAGTGAGACTATCTACAAAACCAAGACCAATAGCAGCACCAAGAACAGCAGGACTTTTAAACAGTCCTAATAATTCTTTCAGTATGGAAGTACCTTCAATGTCACCTTTTTCAACCTTTGTCTCATGTTCTCTTTGTGCTTTTTTTGCCCTTTCGTCTTCTATTCCTTTTTCACGAAGATCGAGAGCCATTTGCCTATTCATTTCTTCCTGCTCTTCACGCATTTTTCTTTGCTCTTCGAGAAGTTCACGAAGAGTATTTACAGTTTCCTCGCTATTCCGAGAATTGTCTCTGGAGTCTCGTTGAAACTGATCCATGAATCGGCCAAATTGATCGTTGAAGTCGGGCATTTAAAGTTTTATTTCCTTAACTGTTGTTCCTCTTTTTGCTTTTCGAGCCAGTTTTTCAGATAGTTCAGATAAACTTCCCTCTCCCAAGGAATCAAATCGTAGATATCTGACAGTGAATATTTATGATGTTGCATTAGTGCGAAGTTTATCTCATAATAAGCGGCGAGAGATATATGAGATAAACTAATCATAAAAAATCGTTTATTCCTTTTAAAGTCCTCTTTACTGTTTTACCATCTATTTCATACTCTATTTCTTTTTGAACGGATGGAATGTTCTCATAATACTTTCCGATTTTCTCTAATACTTTTGTCGAAAGATTTTGGATAAACTCATCCAATTCTTCGGATGAGAGGTCTTCCGTTTTAATTATCGTATCAGTCGTAAATATCTCTTTCATACTAGCCTTCAATAGAGTTATCATACTAGAAAATTGACCAGCCTTCGTGTTTAGATCAGTATCCTTCATTTCTAGAAGAGTTCCCAGTGTTGGGGGGCTAAGTTGAATACCGATTTCTTCATTAACCATTATTTTAGACTCTGGTTCTTCCCCTTCAATACCGATGGTATCTAGATCTATAGTTACCTTTGTGGTTTTATCAGATTTCTCATCTCCCGCTATTAGATGAACTATATTGTTTACAGATTTTGAGCGAAGTTTCAAGAACATCAACTCAACTTCTGCTAGTGGAAGAGCATCGATATCTTTTATATCGGTGCAATTATCCAACAGATCACGAATCATTCTATATTGTTCTTTAACATTATCCTTTGCGCTATCTTCCATTCCGATCAATAGAATCTTCTCTTCCTTTACTAGAAATGGTCGATACTTTACCGTGATTTTTGATAACGGCAATTTTGTTGTGTATTTTGGTGTCATCTTGTCGATAATACCTGTTAATGTGCCCATGATTTAAATCTCCTTATTTTAATTGTGTAAATCATTATTATGCATCTTCTTGTTGTATACCAGCAGTAAGGTCTACGAGTTGATATCTTCTGAAACCAAAATTTACCCCGTATCTCACATATTCATCTGACAATGCAGCCCCAAGTGATATCGGCATAATTGCCTTTGGATATACTTCGTCGGCAACGAGGACAATAGAGTCATTCCCTTCGGAATTCTGTAATGCTATTCTCATTCCCGCTGTGTATTGGCTATAGTAATTTACAATACCAAGATACGGATCAACAATAGCATCCATCCATATTTCCAATTGTTCTCTTATACCATCGTTTTTTGTCATGTTGAATGTTATTGTTATATCTTCGGCAAAAGCAGAGTCATATGGCATCTCTCTGGGTGTTCCAAAGTATGTAACCTGTTTGGTGATAACCTGTCTACCTGGAAATGTAACATCTTCCGCATGTATGGTGAGTATGTTACCAAATGGTAATTGAGGCCGTCTAGAAGCATTAGATAAATCTGGCGCACTAATCGCAACCGTATAGTTCGAGGGCCGTAATAGGGAGGTGCCTAATTTATAAAGGATATAATCAAGTGCCATATAACTCTTTCTCCGTGAGGATTTTAAACTCCCAGCCTCTTTTCTCACAGTATTCCGTAGCATACTTCCATTTGGCTATGTTTACTTCATAAGCCATACATTCTCTTAAATATGTATTCTTTCTTTTGCGACCTTTTGTCGGTATTTTTGTTTGTTTTTCTGGTTTGATCTCTACAAGTAAAGTTTTAACATCACCAGACTTGTCTTTCATTTCGACATAGAAATCTGGATAGTACCTGTGAGTCTTTTTATCCACCGGAGAATAGTAGGGTATTACTATTTCTTCACTAGCCCAGCGAATTACATTTCTGTTTTCGTCCAAATATTTGCAAAATCTTCTTTCCCACAAAGAACGACATATAATATTGGTACAGTCGCCTATATATTTTGAGACATTCTTAGGAAAAAATTTAGTTTTATAAGGCATACAATATCTATGGCAGATTACTTTTTCCCACACGAAGATATAGCATGGTCTTCTCATGCAATAGGTTTGCATTTTTCAAAGACTACCTTTAACTTTTCCGATACAGAACGCGCGGGGGAGGGGTATGATATTTTAGGTGATCCTACTCATAACATATACATCGCCTCTCCAGCACTAATTGAAGAGAGCAATGGTTTTCAGTATTCAACTGCAAATTTTGGTGTGGTGGGTGATCTTATGGCTTTAGGTGGTGCAGGTGATAACCTAGCAACTCTTTTTTCTGGTGGTGAGATAGGTCAGGCACAAAATATACCTGGTGGTGCTGCTCCTAATATGGTAGCGAACTTACTACAGAGATCTGCTAGTAATAGTGTTATGGGCCAGATGATGTCCTCGATGACAAGAACTACACCAAATGTTCGTGAAGAACAACTCTTTGCGCAACCAGATTTTAGATCATTTACTTTTACCTTTGATCTTTTTCCAAGATCGGAGGCAGAGTCTCAAGCATTGAACGATATTATTAAAGTTCTAAGAAGTGCGTCGTACCCAAATCTTACAGAGGATAATTTACGATTCATATTCCCAGATGAAGTGGTAGTAAAATACTATCTCAATTTTCAACCCACTGATTTATTTCCCCGAATAGGAAAAGCGGTTGTTACTTCATTAAGTGTAAACTATGGCGCAGCGGGTATTGTTAAAGTATTCCCAGATGGTTCTCCCACAAATGTAACCATAAGTATGACTATAAAAGAATGTCAACTCAATAACAGGAAAACAGACACTATTCCAGATATGACAGGTTTTAATAATACTCCAGGAATGGGTGGGGAGGAATAGTATGTTTTTTAAAAATTTAAATAATTTTAACTATGAATTCAAGGATCTGGATGTTACAAGCCAACCAGCAATCAATGTATTTAAACGAGCAAGAATAGATCTGAAGGATAAAGCGCATAGAGACTCTTTTTATTATTATGATATTCAACCAGGCGATACACCGGAAATAATATCAGATAGGGCGTATGGCAATCCACATTACTATTGGGCAATTTTAATGTTTAATGATATCGTGAATCCATTCTCTGAACTACCCCGCTCAGAAACTGTGGTTGAAAAATTAGAAGAAAACCAGTTCAAAGATATGGGATCTTTTTTCTACGAGAATGATGATGAATTGGGACTTAGTTCTGCTGACGGTTATACTCGTTCTAGGTTCCCGAGAGTTGGCGACATTATGGTAAAATTAGATGGGAATTCACCGGCATCAACATTGGTATCTGTTCAGATAGTAGGACTGGATAAAACTCTACAAAGAATTGATTTCTTAACGACAACCGAAAATGGTCTGTTTGAGGAAGGAGATTCTTTTGCAATTATTGACAAGACAGGTGAAGACACATACGAAATAGCGTATAGAAGTAAAATATTGAAAAGGTTTGATGACAAAACTAAAGCATATGCTTCTTTTAAAACTCCAGAGGGTAAAGATATATCTACATTGGCAGAAGCCCCAAACAGACTTTTTGCTTCTTCTGCCGAATATGAATTTTATACTGCTCAACTAGGAAACGAAAATATAAAGCATACTTTGTTGGGTGAATTTGTTGGAGCGAGCGGTGGTGGTAGTAAGACGGCTTCAGAAAATGAGGGTTACCGAGTGCTAAATTCTGTGGAAACTGCACAAGAAAAAGCAGACAATATCAGACGAATAAAAATTCCAGATGCTAAGTTACTTCAGCCCATTCTAAGAGCAATGTCGGACGCATTGAATAAATCTCCTCTGTCAGACACAGTGGTTGCAAATTATAATGCTAATATTAAATAATGGTGGGCGTATATTATGGCTAAGAATTATCCAAAAGAAAGTGTAATAGAAAAGGCGATAGTCACTCACGCCGATGTAGAGGGTGGTGGGTTTCATGCTGGTTCTGGTACTATTAGGGAAGAGACAGAGAAAAATATTGTTACCGATTTGCTAAGTGGTAGAAAATCGATGTTTGAACAGTTAACAATATACGAAAACATGTTTTCAACATACATGTCTGGAGCCATTTTCCTGACTGATGTCGAGGCAAAGGGAATTAGAAATTCATTTTCTCCGGGTGACACATTGACTCTTTCAATCAGAAAGAATAAAAGAAAAAATGCAGATCCCGATGATGTAGAGGTTGGATTGGCAGAGAGAACATTTTCCATTTATAGAGTAGAGTCAATCGCCCCGACAGAAAATGCAAATACAAAATCTTATGTCTTGCATTTCGCATCACCGTCATATGTTGTTTTAAATCAAATAGCGGACGACCACATCTTTCAGGAATATATTGGTAGAATATCAAAGGACGAACTTTCTCAGGACACCAAGTTTACCAGTAGTTATTTGGATATGAACGATAATCCAATAGGTAATGAAGAATCAGAATACAAAGCCAAAAACGATGATTGTGATCTCGAAAATTATGCTGAACAAAGTGGTCTTGTGAATTCGATTGTAAAGAATTATTTGAGTAAAACAGATGGTGTTGCCGGTACTCCTGTCCCATATGAAATCGAGGAGTCACATAATTCTATTTGGTATAGACAATTTTTTCCAGTTGTTAGTGCGAAATTGGATGATTACCGAGCAGAGAGTTTATATAACATTCTTCAAGAGTGCGAGGATTATGCCCAAAATGTAAAAAACCCCAAGGCGGTGAACTTTTATTTTTGGCAGGATTTTGACGGCATTCATTTTAGATCTGTAGAGAGTCTTATAGAGAGTCAGGAATATGATGAATTTCCAGCGGACAAAATTTATAGTTTTTCTCCAGACATAAATCAACAGAGTGCGTCAACGAAGCACAATAGAGTAAATGAACTTGAAGTTTATAACTATGTTGATTTGGTAGAACTGTTGACAAATGGTTCCCTATCCTCCATATATCGATACTGGTTAAATCCAAGACAGGATTTAGTCAATATGACCACATTCAATGAAAACGAAATAAATTTTGAGATGTCTAGAGAGGAAATAAACTTTCTAATTGATAGAAGCACTTATGTCTACTATTACCCAAGAGATTGGGATGAATGGAAAACAATAGAAGAGGAACCGTTAATATCAAATGTTAGCGATGAACATGAAAGTAAACTCCTAACACCGACTTTGAGGAATGCGCTCAGACCTCAGATGATAACCGAGCCACTTGATTATCAACATGGCTTTAACATTCTCGACAGATCGCCCGCTACATCTTTTTACAATCATTATAAACACACAAGACTAGATATATGCAAACTTAAGGACTATCTCTTTATACAGAATGCTATAACTAGGCCCATGAAAGCATTCTATGAAATGTTAAACCGGCATAGACAATATGATTTTGACAAGAAATTGAAAGACTCTGGGTGTACTGAAGGTGCAGCGTTCAGTTTTAATTTTGGTTATGATCCAGAACAGCCTTTTCAAGAATCTTTTGGTATCGAGGGTGATGCTGGTGATTATACCAGCAAATATTTGGGGTACGATGATGGAAAAGTAAGAAAAACACAAGGCAGTACCAAAAAAGAGAAAGTGATAACAAAAGATGACGACGGTAATGAGGTAGTGGAAGAGCAAACTGTTCCAGATTATGATTGGTATGCAAAACCATCATGCACGCAATTAGGACAAATAGCGGCATCTATACCGGAAGAATGTAGTCTCATCGAAAACATTTTTGGTCCACAATGGTTGGGATGTGGTACTAGAGATCATTGGTATTACGGCTCTCTTCATAGATCTACCCCAACTGCTAGATTTAAAGAACACACAAATGCAGAATTAAGTTACTTCAGAGATGTTTGCGGTTCCGATTCAGATTTTACGGATTTATTAGGCGTGGGTGGAGATTCAATTGCACTTGATTGGAAAAGAACATTCCCCGGTCTTTTTTCAGAGGGACCAGATTGCACATGCCCATGTCAGTGCGGAAACGCCGGTACTGACGATGATGATGAAAAACCAGCCGAGAAAGGCAAGAATTTTAGACTTTATCAGGAATATAGTAAAACATTTTCTAGATTCTGGAATACCGATAACTGGGTGCCCTTACTCAGAAACGCACAGGAAAACTTACTAAAGTCTCAGCAACTTATAATAACAACTAGTGGTAACATGTTTAGGAAGCCTGGCGAAATTATTTTATTGGATGTTCCTACTCAGTCTGCGTTGGCAGATGCCGGTTCTGACCCCACTCAGGAATTCATGCGCGGTAAGTATATGATAACTTCAATAAAGCATAGCATATCGGCAAACAATACACATACTATGGAAATGGAATTATCTAGAGACTCTTTCCCAGAACCATATGCATCTGTCGGTAAGAATATGCTTGTCAACTATGACGAATTATTAAGTGGTTCTTTCTTTAATGAAGCCACGACTTTCCCTCTTGAATCCGAGGAAATAGAATATACCAGAGACATAGACACACCCGGATTCTTAAGAGCAGATAAATATCGATTCTTTGGGCCAACACAAATGTTTGACAGTGGTATGGTCAACTTTTCTGCTGGTACTTACACATATCCCACTGGAAAAATTCATGAGAGTGGAGATAAAAAGGGTGAACCCATTACAAATACCATCAAGTTCGTTAACGACCAACAGAAAAGTATATCGGCTCAGTTCAAAGATGATCCAAGTATAGGTCTTCAATTCACAGCACCCTTTATCAATAGCGGGTGGCATAAAGATTTCACTTCTTATGATTGGGTCGGTTATGCTAACGCGAGCGGTTATTTGACGGGTAATTTCAACCCAGGCGAAGAAGAAGAAGAAAGCCCAACCGAAGAAAGTTAGTTATAAATAACTAAAAGGGTCTAAATATGTCAGAAAAACAAAACGAAACACTAAAACCAAAATATATTGATTTTGATTTGAATTTCAAACCTTCTCCTGTGTTCACAAATTCAGAACTTGGAGCAAGCGGTGATATATTGCTAAAGACTGATGCAGATGCGATAAAGCAATCTGTATCTAATATTTTACAGACTCACCGATATGAGCGACCATTTCAACACAGCATTGATGGTAGAACAAGAAAACTTATGTTTGAGCAAGAAAATTCAGATATATTCTGGAAAAACTCTTCTATTAAAAAACCAAAGAAAATGCAAGACATGCATGGCGGTATGAACACAGCAACATTCATACACGAAGCGAAAAATGCAATAAATAGATTTGAACCCAGAGCAGCAGGGTCGAATATAGAGATCAAAAAAACTAGACGAGGTGAACCCTTGGTTCAGGTTCAGTTTAAGACACTGGATACCGTAGAAGAAGTAAATGTAAACATAAAGAGAGATAGGTAAAAATGGCAGTAGACTATACTGGTTCTTCAACCACAAGCAACACAAGAAACACGACTCTTGGAAGCGTCGATTTTACTAAACTAGATTTTAACGATATAAAATCTAGTTTGAAGTCATTTTTACAGAAGCAAGATCTTTTTACGGATTATAACTTCGACGGCTCTGCTCTTTCTATTCTTTTAGATGTACTATCGTATAATACGATGTACTACTCATTCTATGCGAATATGATCGCAAATGAAATGTTCTTAGATAGTGCAACACAGAGAGACAATATAGTTTCCCTGTCAAAGATGCTTGGTTATGTTCCTAAATCAATAACATGTGCTAGAGCAACTTTAGAAATCAAGAACGAAAGTACAAGTGAAGAGTCCATTGTACGAGGAACTCAAATTGCCAACGCCAATGGAGTCAAGTGGTTTTTCTGGGGAGCAACCGGTTTCACTCTTGGTGCTGGAGTAACTGCAAATGCAGTGGTCTACGGTAGCAGGGGTTTGGTTCAGGGTGAGGGTGGCACCATAATTTCTAATAAAAATGTGGACACCGACACATTGGTGGTCACGGTCAATGATGGTGTTACAGCAGAGGATTGGTCGTTGCTAGATTCTAATATTGTTTCTGGTTTAAGTGGCGATGATAAAATTTATTTTGTGGATAGCACATACGACAATTTCTATACAGTTAAATTTGGGGACGGTGTGTTTGGAAAGGCAATCAGCAATGACGCAATTGTCACCAAAGATTATTTGCTAGGTGGAAATGGGGAAGCCGACAACGGAGTGGTACTATTCAATCAATCCGGTGCTAGCATAAGCATTAATAAAACAGTAATTCCATCGAGGGGTGGTTCTGAAGAAGACACTGCCGATGATATTAAATACTACGCTCCAGCATTCTTCCAGTCTCAAAATAGAGCAGTTACAAAACTAGATTATGATGTGCTTATAAAAAAGGATCTGAGAAGTATTACATCAGTGAGTGTTTGGGGTGGGGAGGAAAGTAATCCACCTTTATATGGTAGGGTATTTATTAGCACCACATCTAGTTCAGCAATTGACACACAGAAAATTATAGATGTTCTTAAAAACAAATCTGTTATAAGTATCATTCCAGAATATGTTTCCCCGGTCTACACAACTTTACATTTCCGT